CATAAATAATCCTTAAAAGGGGACAGTAGGTATGTGGTGGTGTACTGCCCCCATCTAAAGATTATATCATCGTTTAAACCAAGAAGGAAGACCTAAATGTGGACGTTTGTCAAACATATTATCCTTTGCTCCTGGAGTCTTACGATTATTATAATGCAGAAAAACTTGTACGCATTCTTTGCCTTTGAATTTTTCTCTCCAATGTTCTAGCTCACAACCAGAATAAACCAGCATATCTCCTGGTTTTAAATCTACTTTAATACCTTTTGCTTGGCTAATAGTAGTTATTTTTTTACCATCAGGTATACCTACATTTTCATTTGGACTTAAATATATAGGCCAGTCATCTCCACCTAGATTCATAGTAGTAGATATTTCACAACTAAATCTATCCTTATGTCTTTTAAGCTCATCACCTTTTTTATATATTCTTGCATAGGTATATGCAGGATATAATTTAAATCCTGTTACCTTTTCCATTTCTGGTTGGCATTTAAGCATTAGAGTTTCCATAGCAATATTAGAATACTGACTATAAGTATGTGGAATTTGCTCATCCTGTCCTTCGTAGTGACCTATAATATTTTCAAAGGGTGATATATATCTTGTTGCTTTACAAGTATCATAAACTTGTTTCTGCATTAAAAAATAATTTGCAATAAAAGCTGCTAGGTCTTTTGATATCGCTTGACGGATAACTGTATACTTTTTTTTCTTAAACATCTTTAGCCATCTCTTTTGGCACTGCTTGTATATTCCAATGTATAAATCTAAAAGGCTCTTTACCAAAATCTACACTAAACTCGTGTTCTAAAAATCCTGGAAAGATAATTAATGTACCTGGTGTAGGTTTAAAGTGAATAAGTTCTGAACCTGGCCATACACCTTTAAGATCTGATTTTAATTTTAATTTTGTAGCCCTTGCTCCAGTACGTGGTTCGTGAAAGACTGGGTATGATGTTTTATCACTGCACTTTAAAAAATAAAAACCCGATACGTGTTGATTCCAATGTATGTGCGCTGAATGATGACCACCACCTTTTTTAGCAAACTCTTGTACCCACATTTCACTAAACATAGTATTATATTGTTTCATATCATAACCTTGATGATCTAAATATTCCCAAGACTTTTGACCAATGTAATTTCTAAAATCTAAAAAGTCATTGTCGGCTGTAAGTGGTGTTGAGTGATAGCTTGTACCAAAATCACCCCACTTTTTTATTGTTTTCTTTTCTCTATTTCGTGCTTCTTTAATATATTTGTTAGAAGCTTTGTTTAAAGATTTAACAAACTCTGGTTTTTGTTCTGACCAAATGGTCGTGTTAAAGTAATTATTTATAAACATTATTTAAAAGGCCTTCCTAAATGCCAGACTACAAGACTATATCTTGTGCCAGCGGTTACTGGTTTAACTCTATGCCACACAAAACTTGGAAATACAATAATAGATCCTTTTGGTAAAATCTCTTTACATTGTATTCTATGCTTCGATTCATCTCTCATATGTGGATCATAGTTTCTAAAATCAAATTCTAATTCACCACCTTTATATTCTGAACCATCTGTTAACTGACAAGTCATAGATAGTTTTCTAATTTTTCCGTGATCCCAACTATTTTCTGGGATGTTACCTTTTTTATCTCTTCTATCATAAGGTTCATCCCAACTATCACAATGCCAATCGTAATATTGATTTAGTTTGTATTTTGTAAACTGACAAGACTCACTTCTTTCCCAATCAAAGTTCCAACCAGCCATTGCATTTGCTTTATGCACATATGGATGTAGTTCTTTATATATCCAAGTATCATTTAACCATACTAGATCAGAGTTTCGTTTTCGTTTTAAGTCTAGTACTTCTTGTTTGTTTAATTTTTTTTTATTATTATAACCACCAGTTAATGCCATAACTTCTTTTTGTTTAGTAGCATATGCTATAACATCGTCACAGAATTTAGGTGTTAATACACCACTAAAATACCAATAATAATTAGATATATTCATACGTTATAGTTTGTACGAAATTTAAACTATCCTTTTGATTATTAGTTAAATAATACATATTGGTAGACGGAAACATTATAAATTGATTATTAGTTAATGGTATATCCCAACTTCTGCCTTTACGTCTGTTATCTTCAAAATGTATCCGAACCATACAGTCTTTAACTTTAACACCATATAGTAATGTAAAGTCTGGAGAGTTACGTAAATCTACTGGATCTATGTTTAATAAAGGAACTGTAGTCTCGCTAGGTTTATAGATGTTACCCCACGTGTCTTTGTTAACTAAATTTACACCATACTCAAGACCAACGTGATCTCGCATATATGTATTTAACATATCCCAAGTTCTTGAGAATGGAAATTCTTTGTTTTGAATTATTGATTGTAAAATATCACTTGATAATTTATTTCGGTCAATGTCCCAATCTTTAGGCATCGCCACATCACCAAAATAGAGAGCTTGTTCTGTTAATACTTTCTTCTGCATACCACCACCTTTTTTAATTTATGCTTTTCTGTCTGTCAAGTCCCAAGTTTGATTAGCTTCATTCCAGATGTAAGTCCATCCGTGAGTATCTGCTGTATTTTGTGATTCTTGTTCAGCTGTTAATGCTGGAGCATCACCAATTGGTGATTTCCAAGAAGCTGATTCCATATGTTTTACCCAAGATGCATATGGTTTTTTAGGCCAAAAGATTTGATCATCTTCGTCCCAAGTATAACCTATACCTGCGTAATTACCTCTTAAAGGTGTTCCGCCCCCTGAATGTTGATTGTTTATTGTATTGTAAGATGTTTGAATCCACATTGGTGCAGGCCAATTATTATGTGTTTCTAAATATTGTTGACCTACTGATTCATCTTCAACACCATCAGCATTTAACATATCACTATTATTTAATGTTAATACTGCAATAACTTTTCCGTTAGCTCCTAATTTTGCAAAATGTGCCATAATGTTTCTCCTTATATATTAATTTTAAAAGTTAGTAAATACATATTAATTTTGAAATTTGTATCTAATAATAACGATTCCTGAACCTCCACCATTAGAACCACCAGGATTATTAGAACCATTTGCACCACCGCCACCGCCAGTATTTGTTGTTCCAGATGTTGCACTACAAGCATTTCCATTTGCACCACCTCGTCCACCACCACCTACAGCAACTGTTGCAGTTGTTGAAGGACCGCCTTTACTTCCTCCTCCTCCACCTGCAAAAAAACCTGAAGGCGTTCCATTTGCTGATCCAAATACTGAACTAAAATCTTGACCAGCTCCGCCTGCACCTGCCTCTCCAGGTAAACTTGGACCAGGACTTGGAGGACTTGGAGATGCGGCCGCAGCTATTCCGCCACCACCACCACCTACACAAGGAGAGTTTCCGGTTCCACCAGAATTACCTTGTGGAGGACTAACTGGAGGAGTATTTCCTGCTCCGCCTTGACCATTAGCTTCTCCACCTCCACCACCAGATCCTCCTGCTGAACCATCATCAGCTGCATCATTACCACCTCCGCCACCTGCAGCTGTAAAACTTGAAAAAGAAGAAGCAACTCCAACAGCACCGGCTGTACCAGCAGGAATAGTTGGATTATTGGCTCCTCCACCTCCAACTACAATTGGATAATTTTGAACTGAAACTGTATGACCAGTAGTTCTTTGTGGAATTCCAGGGGCTGCAGAAACTGTTCCTACTCTTACACCACCGGCTCCACCACCACCAACTCCACCACCATTACTACCTCCAGCACCAGCTCCGCCACCTCCTACAACTAGATAATCTACTTGTGTAGATCCACAAGCATTACCTATAGCCGAAACACAAAAATTTCCTGGGCCTGTAAAAGTATGAATTTTAAAATCTCCTGAAGTAGTTATTGTACCACCTGTTGCTTGAATATATTGTGCTGTTGGTGCTTCTTCTTGTAAACCTGAATCTGTTACTAACCAACCTTGTGTTGAATCAATAAAAACTAATGTAACTGCAATACCTTCTGTATCTAAAGTTGCATTAGTGGTTGAACCACCTATTTTATCCGAACCATTTTGAACTAATGTTACTGCATGTGTATCAAAAGTTCCTGCGTAATCTTTAAATCCAACAACTGCTCCTGCAGTTCCTGCTGGAAGATTAACTGACACTGCACCACCTGTTGTATTTACAAAATATCCTTCACCAGCAACTGCTGTAAAACCAGATGTTTTAACTGTTGTATTCCAAGATACAGCACCTGTTGCACCAAAACCTGATGCAGTACCAGAGTTTGTTATTGATACACCAGCAGGAATTGTAAATGTATCTCCACTATCCCCTAATGTAGTTGTA